CCCAATACGCGACAGTACGCAACAGCTCGGTGTAAGCGGCTGAGCCCGGCACATTGAGCTGCTCCTGCTGGTCAGCGAAGAGCTCTAGACGCTTAACCACCTCGTGCGCTGTCAAACCACGTCCGCCGTGGGTGTTCAGGTATTTGAGATAGTTGTAAACGTCTACGTGCATGGTAGTACTGGATTCTGGCCCAACGGCGTCCATATACTTGATGGAAACCGTGGGAACTCCCGGAGTGCCGTTCGACATGATGAGGATGTCTTTGGTGTGCGGCCTCTTGGGGTCGCGAGGCACCATCGACACATTCTTGCACGGTCCGGGGGAGCGGATACCCGTAGATCCGAGATCATGCCCCTTGGTCCACTTGGTCAGCTTGTTGACCACAGCGTAGGGCAGGTTCACGGTGTGCGTCGCGCACATAAACACAACCTGTTTGAGCAGGTCGGGCTGCGGGTATCGGACGACGTTGTATACTGTGAAAGCTGATTTGTCGAGGTTTTCCACATAAACGACGTCACTGGACGTAAAGTCCCAGGCGATCTGCTTCTCATAAATGGCAGTCACCTTCTCCTTGCCGATGATCTCCACGAAAGTGTTGGCGGAATCGGCATAGTATACACTCTCCGGCGTCTGCCCTGCGAGGTCGCGATAATAGGATGCCCAAATGATCATATCCCTACCGGAATGCGCGGCTAACGATGTCTCGTATGCCAGGCAGTCGATAAGGGTGTCGATGACCTTGGTTCCTTGCGGTATCTCGGTGGGTGGCGGTGTGGCGGAGTGGCCCAAGTCTTTCAACTGGTGAAAGGGCCTTTCTCCGTAGGCATCTTCATCACGCCGACTCGACGAAATGCAGGGATCTTGCTGCAAAGCGTCTAAAGTCTTGGCCAGCCTGCGAAGGCCAGATATGGTGAGATACCGGCCCGCGGCCAGGTAGGGGTGAGTGTTCGAAGACTTGTCAGAGTCGGGCACCTTCGATAATATCTCAGCCTCTGTCGGGAGCTTGTAAGCCCTGGCGGCGGATTGGAAACGTGTCTTGGAATCAGCTGTGACAGTGACGGCCTTGACCGTGGTGTCGTTACTCGGGAGAAGCGGGTGAGGATTCACAGCACCGTTATGACAAACGGTGTGCTCACGAATGATGGAATCGCATAGATCTGACTGCAATTTCGCGTGAGCGCGCCTCTCTGAACGAGAGTTGAAGCGTAAAGCTTCCCGGCCTTTGGGTGAGAAAATATCCACGAGGCTGGGCTGAAAACAAGAAAAGGCTTGAATGAGGTTCTTATGTAACTCATCATACCATGGTACAAATACCCTGTCAACGTCCTTGACGTATTCGATGGCCTCCTTCGAGACTACGCGAACCGCCACTTCCCTGAGGTGACCGGGCGCGACTATGAAAGTAGCGGGTACTGGAGCTACTACTGGCACAATCGCT